ATCCGTGCATTCAGTCGCATCACCCCTTGGATAAAACCACCATATCTCCCCGTATCTTGGAACTTTCGTGCCCCATATTTTCTGTCTTAGTGCGAAGTTCAGGTTATCGTAGAACCAATTGATATTCATGCTATTCGGCAGTTCTTTTATCACCCCGTTATACAGTAAGAATCTGTCGATTCCACACCAGTAATAAATCCCGTCGCACTCCACAACCGACTGGCTCGATAGGATTGTGGAGCCGCCCATAATGTCGTATCTCCAGTATAGTTGAGATGCGCCCACGGTCATCGGGCTGTAGCTGACTCTGATCAAACTATCTAATGCCCAGAACAAACCACTCGGCGAATTCGACCCGCCCCTAATCGCTATACCTTTAACTATTTTTTGCGCTGACACATTTGTTTCATTGGAGTCTGCGCTGTTCCAGTCGAATGCATTCCCAGCCGAGCTATTTTTGATTAATCCATTATCACCATAGACGAAAACATACGGGTGAAGGCACACGACACCGCCTGAAACGGATATTAAATCGCCTGTTGGTGCAGTTCCCGATGAATCTTTCAATGGGTAAAGCGGAGGGAACACATAAGGTCCATTAGAAACGCCAGCAGGGTCGCAAGCTAACACAGCTGAAGCTGTCGTGTTGTCGATTGCCAGAAGGTTCTGCCCTGCGTGCGCCAGTAGTAGATTGTTCCCGTCACCCGTTGAATCGTAGAACCCATCAAATTGCCATAGATTCTTTGCTGAATCGACAAACGCATCTTGCACGGAGTCTACGGACACGTACATGCCTGATCCTGTTCCGCCAATATCCGCTGCTGCCGCTTGCAGAAGTCCACTAAACGTCATTGCAGTCGTGCTCACTTGATAGCCGTTACCTGCTGTCGTAAGCGTAACTACTGTGACAACACCGCCAGCAACGGTGACTGAAAACGTAGCTGACTGACCGCTATTCCCTATCATAGTTACACCCGGATAAACTCCGTTTGTGTAGAGCGTTCCAGCCGCAAATAGCGATATAGTTAGTATTGGTCCGCTGTCCACCGCGTAAGCAACAACCCCAGCACCCGCGCCAGTGTAATCGCACGAAGCACGCTCTAGCCCTGATTGATGGCCGTTGAATATCCGGTTCACCCCATCGAGGGAGTCGGCGTAGATCCCGCGTGATATTCCCTGTAGATCATCGGCAATCTGTCTATACCCGCCGATCTTGCGTGGCCTTCCGCGTTGAAATCTTACCCACTCGCCATCGTTATAAAACTGCTTGTCAAGCGTAGTCCCGTCGCGCTGGATGCCGGGTTTTGTGTCTAAGGCGAAAACCTTTTTAGTCATCTTTACGGTGCTGCATTAATGATATTGTAGGAATCATTCACCAAAATGGCTTGCTGCGCTGGGATCGTCGCCACCGTCGTGCCGCCAATACCTGCTGAAATTGTAACTGTATATGCAGCAGGGCTTGTTGTCGCGTTGTTCACGTACATCACTTGGATTGTTGGAGGAACTATAATCGTGACATTCCCCGCCAAATCACCCGAGCTTGTGAATTTCAGCAGCGTGTTTGATGCTTCGGAGTCTGTAAGGGTATATGTGCCTGTCGAGACTTGCTTCACCAATTGGGAAAAATTGAACTGTGTATTTCTTCCAAGACCAACAGAATAGAATGTCGTGCCCGAGCAATGTAGGTGCAATGAATCGCCTGTTTGAAGCCCAACCGTTGCCGACCCATTTAATGTATCAGCACCAGCACAGTCAATCGTCAAAAGACCAGTTCCCCCATTTCTTACTTTGATGAACCATCCATCACCAAGCGTAGCCGCCGCCGTTAAGTTCAACGTTCCAGCACCCCCAGTCCAAACAAATAGCTTTGTTCTATCAGCAGCAACAGCCGTATATGTCCCGGAGAATGTTGTAACTAATGTTGTTAGGTTTAATGTTGTCGTGATTGCCTCAAGCCCGTATCCCTCAAGAGTTGCTGCATCGGCACTTGATGTTCCAGTGCCAAAGGCAACATTCGACCATGTGCCTTGTTCAGTGGCATTAGTCTTGATGTACACATATTTAGACTCACCAGCCGCTATCGATATGACTGTATTCGTACCCGCATAATCTTTGACCGTGAAAGTGTTTGCTCCTACGTTTCTGAATAATATATCCTGCCCCTTTGAGGCTTGATTAGCGGGAGGCAGGTACACAGACAAGCTGCCAGCCGAGGCGGTAACTTCTGTAATCCTGCCAACCGCTGTTAAATCTGGATCACCGTTGATAGGCCACTGTAACTGAGTGCTGACAGCTATCGTCAGTTCCACTAACGATACATCTGCCGGGAGTATCGAGTCGCCACTAAATGGGCTTGAATAACTTGTCATTTTATGTACCTTTCACGAATGCTTGTCGATCCAGTGTGCGCTGGACATCTTCTTTTTTCAGGCTTTCGATTACCTCGTTATACATGCTTTGCCATACTGGAATACGGTCATCATTCTTCAGAAACGGGATGGCTTGAAGTAGCGTTCCATAAAGCAATGCTTGTGGTGCGTTGATCGTAAACCAATTGGCCTGTGCATCTGATGATAATGGCTCCACCCTTTCATAATAAGTTACTTCAAACTCCAAATCGGAAGCAGGAGTTGGGGCGACTAGCCAATGGTAGAAATTATAATCGCTATAGTATTTTGGAGTTCCTGTTACTGCTGGATCGGGTGCGTATGCGCGGAGGACTTCATATTTACGCAATAGAACAGGATTGATCTTTCCTGTCGAGTCCGTGCAACTCATGGACACAGTTTTTTTCCATCTTGAAGGTTTTACTAGAACAGGATCAGAGGTAGTGAAATTGCCAGTAGCGACAACCAAGCTGCCAAGAAATTTTATGTTAGTGGCTATAACCTGCTCTGCCAACATAATCAACCGTGGTATCTGATTTATAGTATCAGCGTCAGACCTCTCTAAATACAGGGTGACGTCACTCACCAAACTGTCATACGTCATTACTGCCGCTGCTACCATATAATCCCCTCAATACATTTATTTAGCATAGTTATTTCTCTGGTTTGAGTATGCCGACTATTCCGTTGTTATTGGCAGCACATTTTTTATATTGATCTTGTGCTCTGGCAATCCAGTTAACGATGTCGGTATCGGAGGCAACTCTTCCGGCACTTTCCTCATCATGGTCGCGGGGACGTGGGGACAGACCAGAGACCTTAGTGGGTTTGTTGAGCAGCCTGACAGCATCAGCAGACAGGCAAGGCTTATTGGTAGTGATTTTGGAAACATTGATTAGTACCTCCGTTAATGCCTCAGCAGATGAGCGCTCTAGTTCTTGCACCTCGGCAGCTTTCTTGTTGCCGTAATCTACAGCTACTTTATACTCCGCAGCGGCTTTGGCAGCGATCTTAGCATTCTCTACCTTTACTTCATCATCGCGCGCTCCACGACCTTGAAAGTAAGCAGTGGTATGCGAGCCGACAAGGAAGAGTACCACTGCAAGCAGCACGTAGGGATTCATTCTTGATTTACCTTATCATGTATTGATTCAGTAGTCTTGCTTCTAAAGTAGGCTATCAACATTGCAATTATGATACCTATTCCAGCGAACATCTCCGGTGTCATTTTATGGATGAACGCTGGAATGGCAAGCTGCGCCGCGCTTAAACCAGCGATTAAAGTGGCAAACAGATTTGTCTTTGATCTAATCAACATCAACCACCGACGTTTAATAGCTTTCATTTTATTTCTCTTTCGGAAAAGTGCGAAACCAAACTTTGAGTGCAATGAGCCAGCCTTTAACACGTTCTATAAAATTCTTCACGAGATCATTTCTCCGTTAAAAAGTTGCGCTATCTTCAGCCCATCAGTAAATTGGCAGTGTGCCATTTCGCGATTATGCTCCCATCGTCCCGCCCACTCCAATCCAACGTCCTCAGCAATCTGCCCGCACTTCTTCCACAAGGCGGTATTGTTCCAGTCGATCTTTCCGTTCTGGATAGGCGCGAAGTCGAAAGCCAAACGGTAGTTATGGTATGACCAGCCGCCATGAGCGTTTGTTACAATAGCACCAGCGGTTGCCCTGCCCTGTGCGTACAGCGCGTCTTGCGATTCCTTGTCGCGGTAGGTGGAAGTGATGATGACATCAATACCGTCGACCATGCACTCAGCAATGAATTTCTTACACAACTCCTGCACCTTGGGGTGAAGGTCAGCGATCTGTCTACTGTTAATCATTGCCTATCACCATTCCCACGCTCGAGGAGCCGCGTCACCTTCGCATCAATCTCACGAACGGTTGTTCTTAACTCGGCGGTTTCGCGCACTCGTTCAGCTTTCAAGTTGGCAATCTCGGCGGTATTGGTTGCGATGATGGTTTTAACTTCTGTTGCCCAACTGAACATGGAAACTATCAGACCTATAGTAGCTATAATATGTGTGATATTAAATGCGGCACTAACTGAGAATTTACCGTCACTCTCTCGCCTGTTGTGCTGGTCTGGCCGCCTGTCCCGGTA